TGAGCCAATGTGATTGATTTGCATCCAAGGACACATCCATACCTTCATTCCAGCCTGACGCGCTTTTTGGCAGAAGAAGTAATCTTCACTCAAGTAGCGTTTAGTTTTTGGATCAATGATACAGTCAAAGTAAGCCATAATCTCGTTAGATCCGTCAAACTTTTCAGTTCTTGCATGATCTGGTTTATAACTATACTCTGGATATGCTGCTTTGTATTTTTCAAATGTTTCCCGAGGAATACACATAAAGCCTGTACCACCTTCACCAATTTCTAATGGCTGTGATAGTTGAAAGCTTGACATTTTATCCACCGGATTAAAAACATAATCAGCAGTATATTGGTCTAATTGAAATGGGTTTTCTTTGGCTTTACCAAGTTCAGCTGCTCTAGCAACCTTTTCCCATGCAATTGTTTTCTTAGGGTATGGACCTGTAACGATGTTGTATTTTTCTGGGTCGGATATTTGTACTGCAATTAAACCAAAAATATCTCTTGGATCAAAAGCAATATCTGAATCAATAAACACCAAGTGAGTACAATCAGATCTCATAAATTCATCAGCAACATAGTTACGCGCGCGTTGAATTAAACTCTCGTTAAACAAATAGTAAAACTTTACAGTAATACCATTGGCTGCACACATCATAGCTAAATCGGTACATGATTTAGTAAACGATCCACTACAGTTTCCTCCATACATTGGCGTCCCAATAAAGATTTTATATTGTTTTAGTTCGTCAACGCTGATTTCTATTTTCATATTTCAATTTGCTCCAAATCGTTTTCTGCACGGGTAATGGCTTGAAGTCTTAGAACGTCTGCCGCCACGTCGTGTTTACTATCATGTGCTTTAAAATTGTATTCCCATTTAGCAGTATCTGATACGGGAACAAATGCGTTTAGTTTAGGGAAATCAAACTTAGCATCAATAAATGTACGAGTATCACGTACAGACCAATATTTAAGGTAGTCACCCATAAGAGAAGTCTTATTTGCGTATTGTGCCAACCTCTCTAGTATTACAGGATCAAAAGAATTAGACCTAGACCACCATCGCTCAATTTTATTAGATGAACGTAAATAATCAATTAGCTTTTCCATAAATTGAGCAGGTGTAAGATCGTCTGCCGATGGTTTTAGATTAACTCTTAACTCAGGCGGTTGGTCAAGCCACCACTGTAAATCGCGATCGTTATATTTACATCCGTGGTTTTTGACTTGGTCTTTAATATTAAACTTAGCATGTTGCATGCCAAGTACCAACTCTTTAAAAGAATATGGATTTTCTGTAAATCGACTCCAATCAAAGGTCGTGTACGAGCAATTAATAGCTGGTACCTCGCGTGAGTTTTGACCAATGGTTTCGAAGTCAATAATAAAGTGTGTGCTCATTATATAAATGCCTCTAAGGTATCTGCTTTAGTAATATAGTCTGCCTTTTGACTATGATTATATTGCACAACATAGTCTGTGTCAACCATCGTTAGCTCACCATTTAAATATTTTTTAACTTCACCCGCCATGTCTGCGGCGGTTTGAACTGGTACATTTTGACATATATGATTAGCATTCTTTTTAGGATTAAGTAGCTCAAAGTCTTGTGGTAATCCCATAATAGTCATAGCTTCTCTATATGTAATAAACCTATCTTCGTCTGGGTGAGTAAGCATACTTGTATAATGTCCAACAAAAGCACCAATATAATCTTTTGGAATAGTTACACCACGTTTCATAATGTTACCACCAGATTTTAGCTTTTCGTATTTACGCATAGCTGAGGCTGCGGCTCTTTCGTGGCCTTTTTCAGCCATCCATTCAGAAACTTGTTTATACGTGTATCCTTTTTTCTCAATTTGAGTAAATACACATTGGCCTGATTTTGCATCATCAGGACTAAGTTCTTTTGAATATTCTTTATGTGATTTGCCGTTATGCACTTCTTCAAGTAAGAACTGATACCATGGATCTTCAGATGGTATTTTTGAATTGATTGGTTCCATTTGAGAGTTTGACTTTACGTCACGTAATACTTTTTCAATAGGATCGCCTCGTTTGCTAAAATAATTAAGAAGAGGTGTTTGTTTATTTTGCCAAAAGAAGTAAAACGATCGTTCACGTACCTGTGGTCCACCATGTAATAAGGATCTTGTTCTATATACGGACATTGTATATCCGTTATCTTGTCCAATTTTTCTTAATTGTTCTCTAACATTTTTACCAATTTTACCAGCAAATCCTGGCGCGTTCTCACCCCAGAATACTTTTGGTTTATATTCACCAAGTACATATTCTGCGGTTTTTCCCATCCATTGATTATTTGGATTGTGGTCACCATAACCATGTGACATCATAGATAAACCAGCGCAAGGACAAACAGATGATACCACGTCAGCTCTTTCATTAACTGGTGGTTTTTGGTCTTTGTCTAAAACATAATAAGGTATTTCATTATTATAGTAATTTAAAATATGGCTATCATTAGAAGCAAATGGCTCATATGACATAAAATGTATCGGTGGAACTCCAAATGCCTGCTGAGATCCAATAGTTTCACCACCAATTAATGGAACTATGGATGCGTGTGTAATACTCATTTATTTTTTCTCCTTAGCGTTTTGTACTACACGATTTCTTAAATCTGTAGATGAAAACGAGTGTTTACGTTTGTTATAATGAATAGAACATAAGCCAATACCTGTATGATCTGTGCCTTCATATTCTTCGCCAACAATTCTAATATCTGGTTGAATAGTTAAAATCATGTCAACGATTTCTTGTTCTGTGCTGAATGGTATAACTTCGTCTACATATCTACATCCAGATAATTGGATATACCTTTCAAAAGTGCTTTGAACTGGCTTGTTTTTTCCATCAGGTCTATCTACAGTAGGATCTATTAATAAACCAACAATTAAGTAATCACATAATGATTTGGCTTCTTGTAGCATTACGACATGGCCAGCATGAAATAAGTCAAAAGCTGAACAAGTAAATCCAACTTTTGCGTCTTGTGGTAATTTAGTTTTATCTAGGAACATTCACTTCTCCATTAATTATTCTGTTAATACTTGTTAAAATAGAGTATTTTGTGTAATCATTTTGTCACGGTACTTAATATTAGGTTGAACTCTAATACCAATCTTTGATTGTACCATTCCATTGGCCGTTTTAATAGGCAAAGCTTTATTGTTCAGCTTTATGTGCATTGGAAATAATCTACCAAGTTCAGCAGAAGCATGTTCAATTAGCTCGGCATCTCTAATATCAGACATACCACCGGAATGACCAGGTTTCATAGTTTTAACCATCCATTTAGAAACATTAGCAACATCATAGCCTGCATCAATCGTCGATAGAAACGCAACGATATCTTCTGAGTATGGTAACAAATCATAACGTAATGTATCGGCGTCAAGTGTTTTAAGATTTAAAAATGAATTTGTAAATGCCCAAGAGTTTAAGTTATAAGGCCAAGCTTTTTTTCCTTTTGGAAATATCTGAGGTCGTAAAACCGCATAGGGATACGTGTCAATCAAATCAGAACAATAGTCCATGCATTCATAGAACTCTTGTTCGTTTGCCCGTTCTTTATAAACCTTAATAATATCTTTTTCTTCATTAAGGTAAGCACAATGGAGAGAACAATCGTCGTCAACCATCCATATTTTTTGGTCTGCAAAATGTCTGCAGATCGCATCTCTTTTGTCGCTAATGCCCTTGAGATTATCAAAGGCAAGAACATTATATTTGTCTTCATATTTTTTGTACTTTTCATACTGCTCACCTGACCGTACTACAATGTAAACATTTTTTGAGTACGAATCGGGAACCATTTCGAGACTACGAATAGACTCAGATCTATTGTGACTCGGTATTACAATTTTCATTTTTTCTCCACTTTTATCACTTATTAACATTATCTATACACTCCATAATAAACTCTTTGTTAGGGTGGTATTTATAGACGCGAGTTACTTCTGCTGATACCAATAATGCCAGCATATTTTTACTTATGTCATTTGCAAGAGCCAAATAATTTAGTGATTGATTAAACAATTTAATAGGGTATTCATTAATAAGTAAGCTTGCGCAAAACTTTGCGGCGTCTAATTCAGTACATCCAAATACTCCACAAATAGGATCAATCAAATGCATATCACAATTATTAAATAACATATTTTTAATGCCAAAATCACCGTGAGAATAACTACGTGTTAATTCATATTGTGTTAATTTTGAAGCTATTTCAATTAACTTTGTCTGACCAGAATTTCTAGCATGTTGTTCAATACGATCAATATAATCACTAAACTTTAAATCGTCGTTATAACGATGCGGTGATGCTGTTTTCATTTTATCTAACTGTGTTTGAACAGTAGCTAAAGCCATCCAAAAGTTATTTGAGAAAAAGTCTTCGTCATGTTCAATATAATCCATAGTAATTGTTTCACCAACAACTCTATGAATAATAGGTGTTTGAATACCGATACATTCAGCGTTAGCAAACCATTTGCGAGTTTGATGCGCATTTTTATCTTGCTTATGTACTACCTTACCATCAGTATAAATTTCACCACCAGATAATCCACCTTCAAGTTCACGTATATCAACGTTAAGAAAATCTTCAGGCATAATACCTTTATCGTCAATATAATAAGCTGCTAATGGTTTGTCAAATGAAAGCGCATTAAACTTTACATTATTTTTATCAAGCCAATTAAGCATGCTTTTTTCGTATTTAATACGGGCATCGTTTCGAGTTTTACAAGATATAGAACCACGTGCAGTAAATATATCAATAATCCAATCCTCGGCATGCAACTTATTCAGCTTTTCAATAAGAGGTTTGTTTGGTAAAGCTTCATCAAACTTGCGGTTTTGATGGAACGCTAAAGTGTCGTCAAAATCGACTACGATACGTTTATGATACATTAAAAAAATCCTTCAAGCGTAGATCCTATTTCTTCTGGTTCTATGATTTCATTTTGTTTTCCATCTACTAATGTATATGCTTTTTTATTTAAAACACTTCCTGGCGTTGATATGATAATCTCACCAGCTTCACGCCTTTGTCGAGCACTTGGAAAATAACTTGAAATCCTGTCTATAAATTCTATCTTATCACGTCTTTTGCCTTTTGTCAATACAAAATCTAAAAACTTAGGACCAAGAACTTCAATATCATTAAATTTGTAAATTAATTCTTGGCAAGCTTTTGTACGAGCTTCCCATTCTTCTTTGTCATTATAAAGTCTATTTAATTCTGCTGATAACTCTTTCTCGCATGATGCTTCAGATATAAGAGGTCCATAGTATTCACCCCACTTTTTACCTTCAGGTGATACCGCGTTTGTAGCAAAGTCTTTACTAATAACAGGAAGAGATAAGAGAAATGATTCGATTACCGTATATTCCATACGATTTCCGTATTCTTTTGGTTCTCGTAAACGATATCCACACCATGCTGCTGTAGAACTACCAAGGTGTTCCATTCCAAAATCATATTTGTAACTATCATATGCTTTAATGGTTGTGCCAGTCTTTACTTGTTCTGCA